CGCCGACCTGAGCGACGCCGACCTGCGCGGAGCCGACCTGAGCGACGCCGACCTGCGCGGAGCCTACCTGAGCGACGCCTACCTGAGCGGAGCCGACCTGCGCGGAGCCGACCTGAGCGACGCCGACCTGAGCGGAGCCGACCTGCGCGGAGCCGACCTGCGCGACGCCGACCTGCGCGGAGCCGACCTGAGCGACGCCTACCTGAGCGGAGCCGACCTGCGCGACGCCGACCTGCGCGACGCCGACCTGCGCGGAGCCGACCTGAGCGATGCCGACCTGCGCGGAGCCGACCTGAGCGACGCCGACCTGAGCGACGCCGACCTGCGCGGAGCCGACCTGAGCGACGCCGACCTGAGCGGAGCCAACCTGAGCGGAGCCAACCTTCCGATTCTGGAAGCCAAAAAATAGACTGTAAAGTTGGGAATTTCCGAAAAGGTTCGTATATTTGCGTGTAGCATTGCTGGCCCGATGCGCAAATAACATATCCTTCGAGTAGATTCCCACGCTGGCCAGAGCTGGGAATCGAAAGAAGGATTTTTTATTTTATGAACATGAAAGAATCAATGGTTATTCCCCGAAGTCTGATGACAGCCACCAATCGACTTTCACTTGCCGAAAAAGGCGAAGTGCTGGATGTGATTATGCGGTACGGATTCGACGGGGAGGTGTATACTGGAGACTCGGTGATAGTGGCGATGATTTTCGATTTAATGAAACCATACATCGACGAAAACAACAACCGGTATAATGCTGTTGTAGATCGCAATAGAGTTAACGGAAAAAAGGGAGGTCGCCCCAAAAAAGAGGAAAACCCAGAAAAACCCAAAGAAACCCAAGAAAACCCAGTGGGTTATTTTGGGAACCCAGAAAAACCCAGTCGAACCCAGACGAACCTTGATACTGATACTGATACTGATACTGATACTGATACTGATACTGTACCTACGGTAAGTAATACTTCTCGTACTGACGTACTCGAAGATGCAGAGATAGTAGATATAGAAACAGAAATTTCAGGTAAAAACTCAAAGCGCGTGCGCGCGAGAGAGAAGCCGGAAACCCCGAAGGAGGTGACGTGGCGAGACAGCTTCGAGGTCTACCTGCAAGATTGCCGGGACGCATGGAAGAGATGGATGAACGACAGAGATTGGCTTGAAGAGCGGAGGCGGTTCAATCCAGGGGTAGATATTCGGCTGACACTTGAAAAAGCATGCAAGGAGTTTTGGGCTACGGAGGCCGGATGGCTGCACAAAAAGAAGGGGCGAGGAAAGACGATAGACTGGAAACGGATATTCGAATACGCGATTTCACAAAAAACAAACCGAGTGTATGAAAGATCAAAAGACAATTCCCGCGGCAAGGACGGACTTACCGACGAGGAGCGAGAGCAGTTCGAAAGAACTTTTCAAGGCATTATTAACGCCAGCCGAGGCCGCTAAATTGTACCGAGGATGTATTACGCCGCTGGCATGTGCTAACTCCGAGGCTTACTCATTGTCGGGGATGCGGAAGATTTACGGCGAATGCGAGGTAGTCTTCATGCTTGCCGCGTGGATTATCGACATTCAGCGGTTCCTCAACATTTCAGCCAAAATGGATTCAGGACAGATAAACGAAACGGCCCGAATGATATTGGATGACTTCTGGGCACTGAACAGCGCCGATGTGAATCTCGTAATGTCCCGTGCAAAGCGAGGATTCTACGGGCAGCTGTTCGGGCGCATAGACGGTCAAATAATATACCAGTGGTTCGCAGAATACTTCGAAGAAAGATGCGAAGCATGTGCAAATAGGGAGGTGCACGTGGCTGGCCTTCATGATGCTGTAATAAACCGGCTCGACGACGGAACCAAGGCAAAAATACTTGATCTTTGGGAAAGCCAAAGGAGAGACAAAAGCAAGAATGCCCCTGCTTGCGATTCTTAGCCGGGTAGAATCGAATGAAACCACCAAAGCGGTACATTGTATCACTTGAATATTTTTAAACGAAATTTAGAGGGTGAAAATGAAAAACCAAGTAACGAGCATCGGGCAGTCGAAGCGGCTGATCGAGCTGGGAGTGCCCGCGGAGAAGGCGAGCATGGTATGGGAAATGGACGAAGATTGTGCCCGATTGAAGATATGGAACACAGATAAGGAAACAAGGCGCGTTCTGCACAATAAGTACCCGAATTACTATGTCCCCGCCTTCACGGTCGCCGACCTGATGGGGCTTCTCCCGTCGGTGATTTTTATAGCAATTAGATTTAATCCTACCTTGGAAAAGACCGGGGAGGATGGATGGGATTTTGAGTTCGGCCAAATTTCACAGGACGAGGAATATGGTTTCGCCCGCAACAAAAGCCTTATCGACCTTCTCGTCGGCCGCATCGAGTGGGTAATGTCTAACGGATATGGTTTGAACCTATGAAACTACCTATCGAAGTTCACAACAAATTGATCCCGTTCAAGGGGTTCAGCTGGGTAACGTGGCTTTTGTGGTCTTTTACCCGGAAGCCGATGGCGTGGAGCATGGACGAGACTACGCGCCGCCACGAAGGAATCCACTGCGTTCAGCAGATCGAACTGGCCGTGCTGTTCGCGGCAATCCTCCTGCCCGTCGCCATAAGCTACTCGTTCGCATGGTGGGGCTGGGCGCTGACAGTGGTCGGTATTCTCTTCGCCGGCTGGATTTGCTATGGCATTTCGTGGCTGATCGAAGTGATTATCCCGCCTTATCCGGGCGCGTACTACTACACCTGCTTCGAGACAGAGGCATACAACCACGAGGATGATCCGGACTACCTGAAGCGGCGCATCCCGTTCTGGGGCTGGATTTCCTGCATACCGAATCGGAAAGTAAAACACAAAATATAACCCACCATGAAAACAATTTATCTCTGGGTTTCAGGCAAAGGCTGGATACCCTTTCAGTACAATGAACTTTCTGAATTAGCCGCCGAATTTGAGGCGCGCAATATCAAACTGGGCGACGGGTGCACACTGGGCGACTGGTGCAAGATGGGCGACTGGTGTGAGCTGGGCGACGGGTGCAAGATGGGCGACTGGTGTGAGCTGGGCTACGGGTGCACACTGGGCTACGGGTGTGAGCTGGGCGACGGGTGCACACTGGGCGACGGGTGCAAGATGGGCGACTTGTGTGAGCTGGGCGACGGGTGCACACTGGGCGACGGGTGCACACTGGGCTACGGGTGCAAGTTGGGCTACGGGTGCAAGTTGGGCGACGGGTGCAAGATGGGCGCCGGGTGCAAGATGGGCGACTTGTGTGAGCTGGGCGACGGGTGCACACTGGGCTACGGGTGTGAGCTGGGCTACGGGTGCAAGTTGGGCGACGGGTGCAAGATGGGCGACGGGTGCAAGATGGGCGCCGGGTGCAAGATGGGCGACTGGTGCAAGTTGGGCTACGGGTGCAAGATGGGCGCCGAGTGCGAACTGGGCGACTGGTGTGAGCTGGGCGACGGGTGCGATGTTCCGAAATCGCTATTTATCAGCGCATCTCGCCATGCAGTATCCTATTGGGGTGAGGATGTTATTCAAATAGGATGCAAACGCTACACCATTTCCGAGTGGCAGAAGCATTTCCGAAAAATTGGCGAGGACAAAGGCTATAGCACCGAGCAGATGGAGGAATACAAAGGATATATCGACCTGATCGCCACCATGCACAAGACGTGGGCGTTACACTAAATACAATATTTAGCCATGAAAAGCGAAAAAGCAAATAAATATCTGTTTGAAAACGGATTGGGATACCCGTATACCGGGTATGTTACAGAGCAGGCAGCAGAAAGGGCCGTCGAACTTGCCGAGCGGGAGGCCGAGGAGCGGATGCGCGAGAAAGCAATAGAGGCGTTTTGCGACGAATGCGCATGTTTTGAGGCGTGTATTTGTTGTTTGCCGGCTGGGGCATGCGACAGAAAGAATAATTTTATCCAAAAACTGACCAAGAAATGAAAACGATTGAGGAAAGAGCGAAAGAATGGATTGATTCGCTGGGAGCAGGTCTCGTGCATCCATACAACAGACAGGCGATGATAGACGCCTATATCGCCGGGGCAAAAGCCCAGTATGAGGAGCTGACGCGCTGGCACGACCCGAAAGAGGAATTGCCGGAATATATTAAGGTTGTAGAGGTGAAATACAAGGCTTTTAATAAAATCATGATGGCAATAGCATTTCGATTGGGTGATTTATGGAGTGGCAAAAATAAGTGGTGTATTGATAGGACAAGTGTCCACATTGACCACGAAAACATCCTCGGCTGGCGGGAGATTCACGAATAAGACAGAGATATGACACCGAAGGAACTTTACGAATGGGCGGTAGGGATGGGCGCCGAAAATTGCGACATCATGGTAAACGGAATGGCAATCGACTATTACCCTCCTACAATAGACCATACAATACAAACCATTGAGATAAAACAACCAATGATAAGATGAAAACCAAACTACTGCGCCGACTGAGGAAGGAGGCAAGGAAAAATACACCTTCCCCGGCATATCATACCTACTCCTCCCTTTATGAGGCGCTGATAGTGATTATACACTACGAGGATGAAAAACGCAATTACGTACTCCGCCGCGTTTCGGAGCTAAAACGGAAGAGGAAATGAAAACTATACGAGTAATAGTGGCTTGCGAAGAGTCTCAAGCGGTATGCAAAGCATTTAGAGATCGGGGATTTGAAGCTTTCAGTTGCGATATTGAACCTTGCTCCGGCGGTCATCCAGAATGGCACTTTCAGGAGGATATTTTCACAGTGCTGCGGCGGGAACCCAGATTTGATTTGATGATCGCCCATCCACCATGCACTTTCCTGAGCAACGCAGGGGCGGTACGCTTATATCCAAAAGCTGGCGAATTAGACCCAGTTCGGTATATGAAAGGGATGGAGGCTAAGATGTTTTTCATGCAGCTGCTTGAATGGCCGATCAAACATGTAGCAGTGGAAAACCCGGTATCATCCAAAGTATTCGAAATGCCTGAGTGCGACCAAGAGATACAGCCATATCAATTCGGCCATCCTTATACCAAAAAAACTCGACTATGGCTCAGGAATTTACCTTATTTATCCCCAACAAACGAAGTAATACCTGCGGGGCCTTATATTGCGTCAGGAACAAGTCGAAAGGATCGGTCTAAATATGGATGTGCCAAACAAAATAGGAGTAAGACCTTTGAGGGAATCGCACAGGCTATGGCTGAGCAGTGGGGTAATTTTTTAAAGAAAAAATATGAAAACAGGAATTGAGATAATCGCAGAAAGGGAAAGCAAGGCATTCACGGCAAATGGAATGTCACGCGAGGAACTGAGACTGAATTACAATGCGGCCTGCAACGCCTATCAGGCTGCTTTCTGCGAAAAGCACGGCTACGACTATGATCCGGCTGCGTGGGTAGGCAACGACCCCGGAGGAATTGCAGAAGTCGGCGATCTATTCGTGAGTATGGCCGATATGTTGACGGACATCGACCGGGACGCTCCGGAGGAGGAATACATCAAGTACTATGACTACTGTATGCGTGTTGGGGCAATCGCCAACGGCGAATTAGAAATCCCGAACTACGACAGCTGGCTGCGGGGATGTCCGCGGCTGGACGAAGAGCAAATAGCCCGGCTGGAGGAATTGCAGCGTGACATTCGTGATGCGGAATTGCATCTGAGAGTGGCTATAGAAAGACTGAACAACATAAAACAAGAATAGCCATGAAGAAGATGATGTTTAACGACCATATTATCCCCGATTGCATTGGTCATGCTCGAAATGCGGTCGAGCTTGCCGACGCCCTGATCGCTGAATTAGAAACGAAAAAGACAGAAAAATGAAAAATCAAGGAGAAATGCGCCCTACGTGGGTGCTATGGTGGCTGTTGGCCATCCTTATTTCAGTGGTGTGTATCGCCTTCACCGGGGTGAAGCGCGCCTACGCGCAGGACGTGCGGACCATCAAGGATTCGAAAGGGAAGGTAACCCACACCATCCGCACCCGGAACGACGGTTCCCGTGAGATTCGGGATGCCTCCGGGCGGCTCGAAGGAATCGTCCGAACCGACAACGCCGGTCGGGACCGGGTGTACAGCACGCATGGGACCGTGGAGTACACGGCGGACGCCGACACGACCCGTCGGGAACAATTTCAAACATTTTGATTATATTTGCGTATGGCAGATGAAGTTATTATCGCCGAGGTGCGACTGGACATGATCCCTGACGAAGCCATCAAAGAGTTTAGATGTCGGGGTGGCATAGGCAGCTCCATCAACATCAAGATTCAGAAACTGAAAGAACCCGACAAATGGGGAAACGAGTACTTCATTGCAATAGACTGGGGGAAAGGAAATCACCGAGAGGCGGCTTTCATCGGCAAGGGGCGTAGAGCGCCGTGGCTGAAAGACAATCAGGTGGCTGAGCAACAAAGATCCAAGAATCGTTGGGCGCGCCATGACGATGCAGACGAGGAACCATTTTAAAAACATAGATTATGGAATTTGAGATTTTGGACCGATTGCTGGCGACGATTGCCGTCACTACCCAGAATGTCCGCGGCCGTCACTGGACGCTGTACGGAGAACACTACAAGAGTTGGCACCCCTTTTTTGACGAGGTGTACAAAAAGCTCAACGAAGCGGCCGATAATGTCGCCGAGCTGATCGTTCAGTTGGGCGGCGTCCCCATACACAGCATGTCGGGATTCATCGAAACCTCTGCGGTGGCCGACATGGTGACGCTGGGCGACTGGCGGCGGTATGTACGTGAGACCCGCGACGAGCTGGCCAAGATCATCGAGATCATCAACAAGAACGACAAGGAGGGGGTTTGGGATGGCGCCGCATCGAACGACCTGACCCAGATTGCCAGCACCCTGCGGCATTACTACATGTTTGCCGCCCAAACCTTGAAGGAGTAGATGGACGCATACCTGCAAATACTGCGTCAGACGACCGGGTTGGAGTGGATTTCGGAGTATCGGTTCCACCCACCCCGTCGCTGGCGGTTCGACTACGCATGTCTGGAGTTGAAGATAGCAGTAGAATTAAATGGGGGTAACTTCGTAGGGGGGCGCCACTCGAACCCTGTAGCGTTGGGGAAGGAGTACGAAAAGATGTCGCAGGCCGCGGCCGACGGATGGGCTGTTCTGATATGCACCCCCATGTCAAGGGGACTTGAGGTCATGCGATTCGGCGGCGACGCATTCACGAGAATACTGGCAGAAGCCATAACAAATCGAAAACAACTATACCATGGGAAATGAATTGGAATTTGCAGTGGCCATCTTGGCCATCATGTTGACGCTGGAGACATTTGCGCTGCTCTGCGTATTGGTAGGAAGAATACGCCTGCCCGTGGACCTCGACCAAGAGATTCAGAAAGCCGTGGAGAAGGCATTAATGGAGGTAGTCAAAGATTCGACCGCCGAGAATTTTCCAGCCAAAAAGCTATGAATGCTCTTAAAATTGCCCTGTCCCTTCTGATCGGGCTGGCAGTAGGTGTAGTGGGGGGCCGGTGGTTATGGCCGGCGGAACCTATCATCGACCGGCAGGTGGTGACAGTGTACTACGAAAAGCCTCAATCCGGGCCGAGCACCTACCACTCGGTAACGGTGCGGGTCCCCAATCTGGTGTTTGCTCCGGTCGATACGGTGACAGTGACGGAAACCAAGATCGTAAAAGTGGGTCCGGATAGCACTGAATTACAGGTAGCTGTAGAGACGCGACCGTACTCAGGCCCGGATTGGTCGGCGCAGGTGAGCGGCCCGGCCATCGGAGACCTCCACCCGCAGTTGGATTGGATGAAGGTAAATCAACAGACGCAGGTCGTGCAAGGCCCGATTCGAAAAACCCGGTGGGGGATAGGAGTGCAGGCAGGGTACGGCGCGGTACTCAAGCAGGATGTGAGGCTGTACCCCTATATTGGAGTAGGCGTATCTTACAATATAATCAGGTGGTAATGAAACAGCAGGAGGAAGAATACAACTATAGCTGGAAAGTCATAGAAGCGGAGTTTCACCGTAGAGCCGACGAGATGTTTGATTTTCAGTTCAGGCGAAGATTGGAATTTGGAACCGACGTGGCGGATGAATACAAATATACCTCCACCAATAAGAACTATAAAAAAAAGAAACGATGAAAAAGTGGACTTTGATTGCCCTGATCGGGGCCGCGATAGTGCTGATCGCATTGTCGCTTATCAGTAAGACGATGGGTTACGTTATCGTAGCCGCAATGGCCGCAGTATTTGTGGCGTATGGTCTCTTGTGGGCCTACACCAAGTACTGGCCGAGATCATCGAAATAACAAAGGAAAATAGGGCCAAATGGCCCTATTTTTACATATATGCTCCAATAACCGATCAAGGGTACGTGTTTTTACCGTCGTACGTCACGAAAGAATACGAGCTTATCATCCACACTCCGTCTACGATCAGGATGGTTTGAGATGGAATATTTATAAGATAAGTTGTGGTGTTGTTGGGCTGAGTAAGGGTCAGCGAAAGGCCAAAATTGGTCTTGTTGGTCACCACAATTTTGATAGGCGCCCCCTCGGAGGACGGAGGTGTTTCAGTGGTAATGGTTATGTTGCGGGCTTGATCCGACGCTTCGATCACCAGCCATGCCCACGGAGTAGCGTGAACGGTGGTGTCTGTAATCGTAGGCCTATAAGAGGGCATATAGGGCATGCCGACAGAAAAGGCCAATTTATTTAAGGTCACGGCGCCGGGCGCCAAAATGCCATTGGTCACGGCGCCGGGCGCCATCTTGGGGGTAGTTATGGCGGCATCGGCTACTGCTTGCGTCTGTACGATGTTTGCAGGCAGGTTGTTGTCGATATAGTCCCAGCGCCACAAGGTGCTGATGGATTTTACGTAGGCAATCCACGTCGGCACGTCCATAGCACTCGTAGCCGCTCCATCCACGATCTCCCACAGCCCAGTTTCGGCTTCGTAGTCGGTTGATGTTCCCATTTGCTTGGCCGTAGTGACCATGAGGGAATAGACGATGTTCTGGTAGTACGATTGCCCCGTGGATGAGGTTCGCGGTTCTGCCGTGTCGTTCTGGGCTTTGGCATACAGATAGCTGCCCTTTGGGATAGAAAGGGTATCTCCGTTCGGGGTTGGGAAAAACTTGCCGTACATCAGCACGCCGCCGCCCTTGTTGATTCGCAGGGAGGTGTTTTGAGGGCCTATTACTCCCTTCAAAATGCAGTAGGGAATCGGGCACGGCCACGCGCCCATCATGCCGAAGATGGTGTCGGCCATCGCGGCAAAGTCCGAGACGAACACCCGGTTGCCGTTCGAAGTGGCTATGAATTTCTTGATTGTTGCCATGTTGGTTAACCGTTAAATTCGGTGATTTTTTTCTTGTCGTCTACGCGGTAGAGATCGACATGCACCCAAGAGGTGTCTTTCTCCAGCCGGATAGGATAGGGAAGTTTGGATGCGTTTTTTTTGAGGATTTCCCGCACGTTGTGAGAGGGGATGGTAGTGGAGAAGTCGAACCCCTGCGCGAGCATATGGGCCGAGACATACAGCAATCCGGAGCGGGTTTTCGACGCCACCAGATCGCAGATGTTGCACCGCAGCCCCCGCTGGCTGTACTGACCGCCCACCACCCAGTTGTTGATGGTCATGGGAAGGCCGAGGATGTTGCGGATGGCCACGAGCGTTTCGAGAAATTCATTGGAGAAGTACCGCCATGCCTTCTCGCCGTCGCGCTGGTAGACATGAGGACATACCAGCTCTGTTATCTTGAAGTTTTTCTGAACTTCGGCAAGCAATTCTGATCTTTTCATATCGTTACTTTTTGATTAAGTCCTCCATGTCTTTGGCCACGTCCTCGTCCCAGCGCTTCGCCTTGTTGATGGTGAACTGCCGCAGCCACAAGAACAGTTTCGAGCCGGATAGATAGGCCGCGTTTTCGCAAAAGGACCACAGCTCCGTAAAACATACCATCGCGCAGAGAATATTGGGAAGCCGGTCGGCGCCGAAGTCCCCGCCCAGCACGTCATTTCCGATGACATACAATCCGGCGACCGCCATTGTGCAGAAGCCAAATTTGTAGATCGTGCGCCATGCGGCGTCGGAGTAGAAGCACCAGCGCTTCCCGGCGGCGGTTATCCGTTTGTAGGATGCCAGACAGCCGATGACGAAGTCCGTCATGATGAAACATACCATCACAAGGACCAGCGGCCCGATGGGAGCGAAGTAGCCGACGAATCCCAACCACCAATTGTTACCGAGGGTTTTCACGTAAGGCAGAATCGTGTCTTTGAGGATAGAGGCGAGAGACATGGGAGTTTAATTTACAACTATTGAATATTGGATTCCATAGACCACAAGAGCGTTCAGGTCTGCGATAAAGTCCGGATATACCTCCGCGTTTTTAAGCGCGGCGGGGATGGTCACGACCGGGGCATTCGCCGTGCTACCGTATTGGTAGAACTCCACGCCCTTCGACATGTCGGCCGAATAGGGGAACATCAGGGTGCCCAGCGACATATCGGAGCTGTACGGGAACATGAAGGTGTCGAAAACGGGGGCCGTGGTGACGGTTATCTCCCCGAAGTCGCCGTAGTAGGCATTCAGGTAGGCTTGGATGGAAATACAGCTGCCGTCGTTGGCCGCCAACGCATAGTATTTCTTGCACCACGCCTCGTATGATTCGATCTTCGGGAACAGCGGCGCCAGACAGCAAAACAGGAACTTGTAGAACACGTTCAGCGTCGGACTGGAGTCGTGGTTGAGCGCATACTGCGGACGCAGGATGTTGAACAAAAGCCACGGTATGGATAGATGTCGAAGCATTACCGGATAGGATTAAATACTACGATGTCAGTCAGGTTTTGCAGTGCCGCGCTGAAATTGAAGTAGCCGGATGCCGGCGTCAGAATGCCGTTGGTAGGCTCGGCGCCGTCGCAGGTGATGCCCACGAAGTAGGCATCGCGCACGCCCGGCACGCCGGCGAGGGCGGTTTCGATGTCGTTCACGAACACCGGGGAGTCGCCGAGCAGGGTTCCTTGCGTGGTGATAAGGATTTCCTTCACGCTTTTCTTGATCTGGGACAGCGAGTAGGTGTCCAGATAGCGGATGAAGAGCTGGGTGGTGGTTATGATGCTGGGAGTCGGCGACGAGATCATCATGCTGATGCCGAATGCCGATTTGGCCGTCATGTAGTTTGAGAACTCCGCCAGCTGCTCGGCCGTGAGGGCCACGTTGTTGCCGTTCGCATCCTGCGTGCATACATGCATGTTGATGACGTTTTTCTGCGCATCCACGCGAATGGCCACCTGCTTGATGATCTGCTTGGCCGGATCGACCGTTTCGTAGCCGTAGGCGTACTTGGCCGGATCGACAACCACCAAGTTGTCGCCGGTTTGGAATGCCAACGCCGTGTCGATGTAGTACTGCTTCCCCATGACCCGCAACGTTCGGGCGGCCGTCTCGATCACAACCTCCGAATTGGACTGATTCAGGAGAACAGTATTGATAATCTCGGCGAATACCGCGGCCAGCCGGCGCCAGATGGCTGAATTGCTGGTGCTCGTGAGCGACGAGATGGTTTTGCCGATGTTGGCTACTATTTGTTCATAAGTGGTCATAAAGATTTCATTAAATTAAGGTACGTACGTGAAATCCAGAATAGGCATGATGGATCCGCGCATGGTGTTGAACTTGATCGCCGGCGCCGTCAGGACGTAGCCTTTGATTGCTACCGAAAGCGCGAGGGTGCATCCTTCTTCGGCGAGGGCCGAGAGAGCTATGCCGTGATTGGTCTCCAGCTTTTGTTGCATGTCAATCCACAGATCACTTCCGGATGACAGGTAATACGACCAACCCAGCTCGGTGATTTGGAGGGTTATTTCAACCGCATCCGAAACGCTCTCGGAGCCTACGACCTCAAAGTCCCCCAGCGACGGGATATGGACATTGTAGGTGGGCTGAAACTGGGAGTTGATAATGCCCGGCGTAAGGTCGTTATTCGGCGCGAATACGGGATAGATCGACGGCAGGTTGTCGCCGTAGCCGGCATTGTAGTAGGTTTCGTATATGGCCCCTTCCGTCGGCGCCGCAACGTTATCTGCCAGCGCCAGCGAACCGCCGATTATAGCATCGTCCTCGGAATAGAACACCACGTACAGTCCGGCCACGCTGGTGATGGAGGTAGGAAGCGGCAGGTTAACGACAAGCCGACCCGACGTGTCTTTTTCCACGACGTTGTAACCGAGAATCTCCCCGTTCAGGTACACTACACCAACCATCGTAGTGGGATCGGCCACTATCTGCGCCATCATCGGCCAACAGCGAAGCTTCACGTTGTTTTCCGTTTTCGGAGGCCCTCCCCACGCTTCCGGAATGTTGGCGTAATCCGCAAAGTTGGGAGAATCGGTAAAGCAGAGGACGTATTGGGTAGGCAACGCAAATCCTAATTCGGGGGTCCTTTCCCACAAATGAACCTTCTGGCCGTTGACCACAGTATAGGGAGATTCATTGGTAGCGGCGGGGAGGTTATTAAGCCCTTCTTTAAAGGCGTAAATCTTTTTGCAGTCGTCAAAAACGTTAACAGGCGGGTTAAGAACAGCGCAGTTTTGAAAAACACGTAACGCAAGTTGAATATTCGTACACCCCTTAAAAACATTGGTGACGTCTGTTAATTTTTTACACTGTTTAAATAAATCAATAACTGACTTTAGAGAGGTGCAGTTTTCAAAAGCTGATACAGCCGAGAGGAGATTCGTGGAATAAAATACTTGCGGAGCTTCAATTAATTTCGGGCAGTCTGCAAACATATAGTCTGCATTGGGTATTCTTATAGAATACCCAAAGGCTGCCGATGCGTCTTTCAAATTAGGGCACCCGCGGAACATTTGGGGAGGGATATCAACAAGGCTCCATGCACTACTAAATATGGAATTAATATTTTTAATGTTCGGTTTGCCCGCAAAAGACCCGACGATATTGGTAAGATATACACACGCAAAGAAGCCTCCGAGCCAATTCCCATTCGGGCACGCCGCATCAGCGTTAGTCAGGTCGACTTTCAGCAGAGCCTCTTGGAAAACGGTTTTTGTGGCATTTAACGCTATTCCGAAGCCGCCCCCGGATGTTCCGGTGAAGGTCACGACGATTTCGCCCTTGGTGCCGGCGGCGTAGTTGTGGGTCGGCGGGTCGGTTTGTTTGACTCGTTCCAGCGGCGTTCCGTCGCCCCAGCTGATATAGGCGTCGATGTCGCTCTTGGCGTTCAGTTTCAAGCTCTTGCCGGCGAGTTTCGAGCCATCGAAAGTGTAGATGATGGAGCCGACATCGCCCGTCATAAATTCCAGCATCTCCATTTGTTTTTGGAGATCGGAATACGGGATGGAGACGCTATTAAACGGTCTATTGTTGGCTACCTCCACCGCTTCGCTGTTGTATACCACGTCAGGCACCTCGATGATGCGGCCTGCCTCCAGCTGCGGAGTGTAGGTGTCGAAGCCGTTGGCGTTCATAATATCGTTGATGGCACGCAGTGATCCGGTCGTGTTGTAGCACACGTCCATCAGCGTATCACCGGATTTTACTTTGTAAGTTGCCATACTCTAATCAGCTTTCATTACGATGGATGTTGCGTTGTGTTTTATCCGGCTGCGGGGGCATGGGAATGATAAGATCGGGATCTGATTCGGCGACGGGGTATTGTGCGTCTACGGAGACGCTGTATTCGCCGAAGTTCTCGCCCTCGGTGATGCGGATGTCGCAATAGTCGGCGCCGTCCTTTATAACCTGCCGCTTGGCAGTGGCGGCCAGCATGGAGACGTAATCGGGCCGCGCGTTCAGGGCGAAGGTCTCGAACCCTACGCCGAACTGAGGTTGCAGGATGTTGACGGGGTTTTTCAGCAACATGAGCGTGGCGTTCTGAATCGACGGATCGACCACAACGGCAAAATCCCCGTTGGAGATGCCGATGTCGTTGTTTTTCAGATCGAAAATAATGTCGCCCATTACTGTTGCACTTTGTCGTTCGTATAATCCTCCGCCTTGAAAGGCGATACACTTCCCAAAGGGGGAGCCGTAGTATCTGCTCCGGCCTCCGCAGACCATTTATAGGCGTGTGTATGGCTGTTGAACGCCGACACGAAGGTGTTCATGGCATTGGTTATGGCGTCCGGGATCACCATGCCGCCGATTGCGCCGCCGTTCATGGTGACCGTATCGCCGGAAATGGTGAGGGAGCCGCCCCCGTCTTTCGACAAATATATGGATTCTTTGTCGATTTTGCAAAAATATCCGCCTACCGACGCTTCGATCTTGTCTACGCGCGTGAAGCTTACCACGAAAGCGTTCTCCGGCTGTTGGTAGGGCATGCCGAGGATCACCGCGGAGTTTACGGCGGGATAAAAAATAACGCTCGCATCCCCGCCGATGACATTGGATAGGCTTATGTCCGGGATTACCAGTCCAGCATCACCAATGCGAACGTTAATTGTTTTGGTCTCTTCATCCACTGAATCGACGTTGCCGTAGAGGATGGACGGCTGGTTCACGCCGTCCAGCAGACGGCGCAGGTCCTTGCCGAAGTCCTCCATACTGCGTATGAATTGTCCTTGATTCATCAGTTAGCCAGATAAAGAAATGTCTTGTTTGTAACCGTCAGTATCTGCCGGTAGCCTTTGCCTTTTCCGCAGGTAACCTTGCGGCCGATGACATAATAGCCGCCGCTCAGGGACTTGAAGATGGTGTCATTGAAATTCACGTAGTCGTAGAGCCGAACAAGGGGGTACAGCAACGTGGTGATGGTGCCCTTGTTGCGCTGGGCGCGCAGGCCGGCCAGCACCGACAGCGCCGTGGTGTTCATCTGCTGGGCATTGCGGCCCGGCGTGAAGGGAAGGTCGTACACAAGGCCGTTTTCCGCCCCCTTCTCGATGGTTTTCATGGTTCCGTCCTCCAGATACCGGACGATGACGCGGAAATTCTGGAACATCATGTCCGAGGGAACGATGTCGCGGGCTATCACGTTTACCGACGTGTCCAGCTCCACGGTGGGGGATTCGGATTCCGAGATTCCGAGTCCGCAGTATACCAGCGCCTTGTCGCTCTCGATGCGGACATTGCCGTAGAGTTTATACATGCCGACGATCACCCGCTCCAGTACATCGTATGGCGACACTCCGGTGGCGGGTTTGAGCACAAAATCGCTCTGCATGGATTTGGGGTCCGGCAACAGAGACGGATAGGCATATGTCAGCTTGTTATCCTTGCGGTACTTCGCAAACGCCGCGTTGGCCGTGTCGCACATCTGTTGCAGAAGCGAGGATAGGGGAGTGGCTTTGGGCCACGACTGCGTAACCGTGCCGAATCGAAGCATAAATGCCGCATCCTCGCACTTTATTACCGTCGGGAACCCTCCGATAACATCCCGGATGAATCCGTCAAATTCAAGGCGCTTTTCGAACTTCTGGCCGATGACGGCGTTGTCGTGATACCATGCGTACACCTGAATGCGGGCGCCGGTCTTGATATTCCAGTCGTCCGGGTTGATGCGAATGTAAGTGGTCGTGTTTTTACCCACCCGCTGAACGGCGATGGTGCTTCCGCGCCCCACCTCCTTCGCGGCCTTCGCGGCTATGGTGTAGAAAGGCATCTCGATGGATGCGGTTCCTACGATGTTCTCGCGCGTTTCGTCGGATTCGAAGGATTGGAACTGGCCGATGCTCTTCCCCTCAACGAAAACCTCGTTTCCGCAGATCAGATAGTTTCCAGTTATGTTTCGGACGGCCATGTTATTTCACGGTTGTGGGCACGGACTGCGAATCCTGCGTGTTGGCGGAATTGGTGTAGAGAAGCGGATCGGCGATGTTCACTTCCTGCAATACCAAGTTGATGGAACCGAAGGTGTCGCCCTGCATCGGCGAGAACCGGTAGGACTTGATGAACGCCCAGCCGATTCCTATTTCATCATTCAGCACCGTGTTCTCGATGGCAAAAACCTCGTCGTTCTCGTAGAGTTCATTCAGAAACAGCGTCAGCTTGTATACCGGCGTGGGGTCCCCGCCGCGGGCATTGCGGCGCCGGATGGTGGTGGCCGACATGTCCTCTCCCTCCTGCGCTTTCCGGCGCTGGATGTTGAACGACACCGACACCACCTTCGGGCCTTTGGCCACCCGCTGAACGATGTTGATTCCGTCCACCAGCTGGGATTCGTCGGTTATTTTCTGAGCCGACACCGAGAAGTTGAGCGAGAGCGGCGCATAGTAATCCCCGCACACGAAGATCGCGTCGGCGATGGGATCATCCGTCAGGCCGAAAAGAGCGTCTTGGATACGTTGGGTGTCGTCCTCGTGAGTAGATACCGAATACTTCTTTTTATAGAGGGGCGCCGGTGACATTTCCGGGGTGTTGTCGCCGGTGCGTATCTTGCCGCCGGGGCTTTCGATCAGCACGCGAACAATGCCCGCTTGCGAGAGCACGATTTTTCGGGCGTTCAATACCGCATCTGCGGCGTCGAGCACCTGATCCTTCGCCCGCTGGTATATCTGCTCCGGGGAGCTGGCCGCCTGCTGGAGATGGGTTGCGGCTTGGGTGAAGGTGTCCTGCGTATTTTGATGGTCTCTGGTATTCATTACATTGCACCGGTTGCGTTGTTGAGTGCGACTTGCAGGCCGCGCATGATGTTGTCGTATAATGCTCCTTGAAGCTGGGCGCCCAAGTCGGCGCCGTCGTTCACGTTGTCGATACTGATAGGCATGCTGACGATCTCCCGATTGAAGTTGATAATCAGGGAGCGGGCGCCTTTGGTGATGTCAGAAAGCCCGTCGTATGTCGAGATGTTGCCGCCGTTACCATCAAATCCGGCTGCGGGATTGAGTTGATTGAAGAGTTTACCGTAGTCTATGTCCCAATAGGTGCTGCCGTCCACCGTCTGCACGGGTTTGAGAACCATTCCGGGATTCTGTAGGAAATTTTTGGAGTTGGCTCGAAATTCTCGGATGGCAGCCGCTCTTTGGGATGCAGTCGGAGTGAATCCGGCTTTTGGGTAAGGAACGCCCCCTATCATCTCTGCGGAACCAGCGCGCTGAGCCGCCAGTGAAGAGATAATGTAGGAGCTGTCTCGTGTTACCAAATCCCGGAACGCCGAGCGTTGGCGGGCCGCATACAGACTGTCAGAATTTATCACGGGGTACTTGTTGCCCTGAGCATCATAGTAAAACCGATCCCCGAATGAAAATGCCTTTCTGACAGCGCCTCCAGCTGCCGGAACCCACTTTTCGTCTACATTAAACTTGTCGGCATGCCCAAAGGGGGCCCATCGGCCAACCCAACCCAAGAAAGACATGATGCCGCCGAATATTTTGGTGAGACCCGAAATAGCGCTTTCTACATCGGCCATCATTGTTCCTATCTTCTCCGGAGAGATAAAATCCGCCAACTTGGGGATATACTGGTTGGCAACTATGGCCAGCTTGTCGTAGAAAATTCCCAACGACTGGGATATTTTGGGCCAAAACTCCGCATTATCCTGCACTATCTTGATGAATGCGTTCTCCTTATACAGTTGAGCCATACCTCGCGCCTTCATGAACGGATTCGATTCGATCATGCGGTCGAACTCGTTCAGGACGTTCAGCAACTCGGATTTGTCTTTCAGATAGGAGAAAACATCCCCTGATACGTTCTTTCGCGCCATCGACTGCTGGGCGATCTTTCCGATGATGGGGGCGGCCTGAATAAGCTCTCGAAGGTCTCGCGCAGAGGGAGTAGGCTGTCCCAACAACTGCTGGAGGTTGATATTGACTCGCTCGAATGGAACTCCACCCACATGGGCTATTTTGCCTGCCTGCATGGCTATGCGGGTGGCCTCTTCCCGACTTAACGTTCGATTTCCTACGTTCAAGCCGGTAAACATGTTCATGGAGTTGAGCAGACCCGTGCGGCTAAATCCATATTCCGCCGCTAAGCGACCCGCTTCCTGAAAGGATTTTTCATAGGCCGCCCCCAACCCTTTACGCGCCATTTCGAATTGCATGGCACTCGATCCGGCTTCGACAAGATTCTGGTTGTTTAGAAGTCGATTACCGAAGGCGAGCGCCGAACCGCGCAGAAGGATGTTTAATCCCTTTGCGGCTACGATTGCACCTCCTACCAATGTAAGAGCGGGGGCTACGGTACCCAGAGGTTTTATGACTCCGGCGGCGATGCGACCTATGGAACCGAGAACCGCCCCAAAGTTAGACAGGTTGCGCAGGGCTCCGGATAAGCTCGTTAGGTTGCCCAAAAATGCGCGCTTGAATACGTCCGCCTTGTGGTACAGCCTATTTACGTTACTTAAAAATCCTTCGCCCGATAATCCCGGTTTTCGATCGAAAAGTCTCTCCAGCGCCCGGTAATATGGGCGTCGGCTGGGAGGGATGTTAGAATCGTTTCCACCCCCCGAACCACGCCCATCTCCCCGTTGTCGACCGCGACCGGGTCCTCTTTCGAGGTCCCGGATGCGCCGCTCGGCTTTCGAGAGCTGAGAATCGTCTACGTTGATGTTGAGCTTTATTTGATAGGTCTGCCCGTCCATATCATTTCTTGGCTTTGAATGGCGCGTAGATGATGTTGTCGATCACCCACATGGCCATGTCGGAATATTTGTCGATGTCCGCGGCCGACAACCGGGTTTCGAGAGTGGTTATCGGTTCGTGAAACACATACGAAATAAAGGCTTTTTTCAGCAGGAAGGGGTCGTTCCTGCCGTACTCCTTTATTCGTTCGTGGAGGCTGGGTTCTCGGCGGTTCCGAGAAGCCCCATCACCACACCCCAGCGCGATAAAAAACGCTCGATGTCCTTTTGAACCGGATCGGAGCCGTAAAGGTCGATGCAGGCCATAACGTCGTTCACGATGGCCTTGCGCTGTTTGTCGTCTACGATCATCATTTCGCAGAACTTGGTGGCGATAGGCGCCAGCTGCTCAAGATCGCCGGATGCGCCGTGCATCAGCAGCTGGGTGGCAAAATTGGTGTGCGCCGCGGAGGTTCGGGACAGCATGCCTACTTCTACATCCTCCTCAACCTCTTGCTCTATTACCTGAGCCTTCGGGGCTACGCTCCGCTTGAAATACCGCAAGCGGACGGTATAATTCTGAATGATTGTTTTTCCGGACATAATTTTGAGTAAAAATAGCAGGGGCGATTTTCACCGCCCCTGCTTGGTTAAAGCGGTAAAACTGAACGGGTAATACCAATTCCCTGAAGGGCGAGGGAAGTGTTGATTTCAGGGCTGTTTCGGTCCACCGAAAAGTCGTCGGACGAAATAGCGCAGGAATCCAGAGAGTAGATGATCGTGCGGGGGGCAATCAGCCCGGTCATTTCGAGGGTCCAGCCGATGGAGAAGTTGCCCAAGTCGGTGAGCGATGAAATGAAGCCGGTAGTTATCGACGCATTGATGGCGTCGAGGATAGTCTCGTACTCACCGGTCTGGAGGGACATATTGCCCGTAAAGCGTTTGTTGATTACTTTCTTGGCAATAGGTTCCAACCGGCCGATGGCGAAGATTTCCTGAACGTCCTGCGTCCGGGAGATGGAGAGCTGGACACCGGTTACGATGTCGAACATCTGGCCGCGATGGGTGATGTTCATTTTAGCTTCCGCGCTGGAGATGATATAGGGTTCGTACATAGTCGTTGATTTTTACGAAAGTGCTGATACGTACAGAACACCTACCTTCACCCAGTCTACGTTGGGCGACGGCAGAATTTCGATGGACACCAGAATCGTTCGCGTGGACACGAAATTGTTGTCCTGAGCGGCCACCGTCACGCGAATGCCGGAGCACTGGCGCTGACTGATGCGGGGCTGGCAGTAGAGATTGTAGAAGTTGTTCTCGATCTGCGTGGCGTAGGTCCTGCTCAGATCGCCTTTGGCGTCAACAGGGGCCTGCGTGTTCAGAATCTGCGAGAAGAACTCCTGCGCATCGTCGCACACGGCGTTCCCAAGCCGAACGAACTCCAGCCGCGACAACGCCTTCGTCGGGTCGTTGCAGGTGGCGCCGTCGTTGTAGAAGATGCCGGTGGGGTAGGGCCGGTGAAAGAGATACTGACCTTTGCCCAGCGCGTCGATGATTGAGGGGTCTACCTCCGTCACGCTTACGACGGTTTCGGGGTCGTTGAAGAACGCCTTCTGCGCCACGGCCGCGCGTTCGTGCGAGCCGATGGATTCAGCGACCGAGATAGCCGACAGAATACCGATGGCTTCTCCCACATCCTTGATGGGGGTGTAGGCCGTGATGTTGCCTTGATTGTCCACCGTAGTGTTGTAGAGCGTGGTGGTAGGCATGTACGCTACCGACGGCGTCGCGTAGGTGGAGAGGTCGGTGATGTTGGAGGCCGAATTTGCCTGCGCCCCATCGACGTTGGACGTATAAACGTTCACGAAGCGGATGCCCTCGGCGAACATTGCATTCTGAATGGTCTCGATGGCCTTTACAACGGTCGGAGTGGTCGTGGGGACCCACCCTGAGACAGCGTCGTTGGCCTGCGAGCACCAGCCGATAATGCGGGGGCGGTTGTCGTAGTTGGCCTCCAGCGTCAAGCGGATTTGGCGCTTGATGTTCGCCGCATTGGTCGTAACGAAATCACCCTTTTCGCCGCTCGTCAAGATCAGCCACAGATAGGTACCGCTTCCGGCTTTGGCGTAGAACTGCGTCACCATTCCCAACAGGTGGGGATCGTTGTTGAGCAGTTTGGCGTCAGGAGCGTCGGATGCGGCCCAAGCGGTGTAGGAATCCAGACTCGTGATAAGTGTGGGTTTCCCGCTCACCGATCCGGACGAGACTTTGATACCGTACACCAGCGCCGCATTGCCCACGGAGGGCTGGCGCCGGCTGAGTGTGGTATCTTTCAGCTCGATGTTAATTCCAGTTTGAGCCATGTTAATGGTAATTTATGCTTATTCAGCAGATTCCTCTTCCTTCTGCGGAGCGTCGTCGGCAGCGCCTTCCGGTTCCGGGTCGGGCGCCGGTGCAGGCTGGGGATCGGGTTCGGCGGATGCCCGCCCTTTCTTTCGGCCCGGCGCCTTCTTGGCCGCAAGAGCGGCGGCGGCGGCGGCGAGATCGAGAACTTCGGGGGGTTCCTTCGTCTGAACCGATTCGGGCACCTTGCTCTCTACCGTAACCATCAGGGCGTTCAGCTCATCTTCATTGGTGGGGCACGTCGCTTTGGTGATGGTTGCGTAGCGCACGATCCGGCGAAGCTTCATGAAGTCCTGGCATCTGGTCACGGCCGACTGTTCGTCGCGGTAGGTGTTGGCGTCGCTGGTCACGTAGATCGTGCCATACGCCATAGCCGCGGCCATAAGGTTGATGAAATACTGCTCGGAATAAACGGGTTTCTTGGACATAATTTTGTGATTTTAAAGTTGTTGGTTATCCCCACTGCCGGGGGGGGCAGTGGGGAGTTGATTTTAGCCTTGGGCCTTCGTTCCGGGGGCGATCACGCCGATGCCAAGTCCGCCCTTACGTGCGGCGCCGGCACCCAGACGCATATCCATCGACATGCGCCAGCCGTAGTTCGACGGGTCGGTGACCATATGGACGTTGGTCCGTCCGATGGCGATGATGGCCTCCGAGGGGATGAACGCCAGCGCCGATCCGTACGCCGTAGCCGGGATGACAGGCGGCGTGTAGGCGGGAATGGCGCCCGTTTCGTCGGTGATCTTGCCGTCCAGATACAGTTCCGGGTCGATGATCTTGCTGGAGGCTCTGTCATACAGCGTCGTGATCGAACGAGGACGGAAGACGAAGCCTGCGTACTCCCCGGACATCGGGCGCATGCTTCCGGCGTTCTTGGTCAGCAGGTTCGTGAGCGTGGCGTTCGACTGGAGCTGTTGGTGCATGATGCCCGGCATCACCATTTCGGCGGCGAAGGTCTCCATGACGTAGTTCTGGTTGATGAACGCCGTCTGCATGGCGAGGAAGTCCTCCGGGGCGATCTCTTTCAGCGTTCCGGTTGCCTTCGGGTTAGCCGGGAAGGCGTTAGTTGCCGAGTACGTTTTCTCGCCCGTGGTCAGGCGCGTAACGCTGGCGTCTTCCGACAGCTTCTGGATGATGTAGTTGTGGGCCTTCGACGACAGCCAGCGCAGGGACTCCGAAGTTCCGAGTGCCACATCGTCGTACGCCAGCAGATCGGTGTTGGCCTGCTGCCAAACGATGTTTTCGAGGGCGAAGAGGTGCATGATGATGCCCACGGGATCGTCGTCGTAGAGCGACGGAGACACATTGACCGGGGCGCGCTTGCCGAAGTATACCTTCGGCTTGATGGCCGAGGTGATCCAGATGATGCCGGCCACATCCTCGGCGCTGATACGCGAAATGCGGTCCGCCCACGAATCGTCCGCGAAGAGTGTGCGGAAGATCATCGTGGACCACTCGATCTTGGCCAAGTCGGACGTAGTTTCGATGAAGTTCATCGAGTTGATACCCGATGCGAACTGTTCGAGGCGGTTCAGGGCCTCGTCAGCCGTACCGGTGGGACGGCCGTCAATGTCGAAGTTCATGCCCCCGACAGCGGCGCGGAAGCCGCGGTCTTTGGCGGCTAAATAGGCGAACTCGCGCAGGAGGTTCATGCGCGAATCCTGAGCGGCTTCGTTAGGGTTCATTTTCCCTACTGCCGCCGAGAATCGCACGGCTTCGGAGAATCGGTCTTTGCCGGCGTTGTCACGAAGATACTCGTGGATGGTTTTTCTTTCCATAGCGGAACTGAATTGAACGTTGGTTTTACTTGATTTTTCAACCGTCTCCTCCACATTCAGGATGCGGGCGGCAGGTTTGGGTTGCTCGGTGGTCGATGATGCGAAATTCTCGCCGCGCTCTTCGCGGCCGTCGTCATCGTCATCATCCTCTTCTTTCTTTTCGGCGTCGCGCACCTCTTCGGCGGCCTTGCGGTCCTCTTCGGCCATGTCGCTGTCCGCTTTTGCGGCTTCGGCTCCCCGAATGCCGATCAGGCGCAGGAACTCGTTAAACGCTCTGAGGGCGCCTTCGCGCGATCCTTCGAATTTCTCGGTTTCGGAAACCGTACCGGCGTCAGCCGCTTCCGCAGGCTGGGCCGCGGCCGCGAACTGCTCCTGAGCCTGCTCCTGCGGGGCTTCCGAACCCTTCGCTTCGGCAGTTTTCTCCACCTCGGCGGTCTGGTTCTCTTCTTTCATCTTGTTGAGATATTTGGTTAATGATTCGGTGTAGCCGGAGGTCAGGGATTCCAACTCTTCGGCCTCCACGGCGCAGAATCCTACGCGCAGTGCCGGTTCGGCGCCCTCCACCTCGTCCACAGCGTTGGCATTCGAGGGAAGCGAGAGAAGGGATATTTCGTACACATCGAAGCGCGTGGCGTACTTGATGCCGTCGCGCAGTGTGTAGTATATTTTGCCGGAGAGAGAGACGGCCCGGAGCGTACCGGCAAGGTACTGATCGCGCCGCTGCCGGGATTGCTCCGTCACTCCGTCAAATCGCAATTCTCCATACCAATCCCCGTCCTCTCCCCGGCGTATGTTCACCACGTTGCCGATAGGCTCACGGGGGTTGTGGTCCCAGAGCAGGATGGGATTTTTCTTGTAGCGGTCCCAGTTGATACCGTCGTTCAGAACGACATAATCCTTGTCGTTGAGCGATTCATCACTGAGTTTCTGCCGTTTGATCTTCAATTCCATAATCAAGTTGTTACGATGGGCAACTCCGTGGTCAGGTCCTGATCCGTTCCGGTGAACCCTTTGATTTTTACCTTTTCGACCTCTTCCGTCGGCCGGCTCTCGCGGGCCAGCTCCAGATCGAACACCGTGCTTTCGTACATTACTTCGCACACCATCACTTCGGTGTTGAAGGTATCTTTGGTGGAAATGCGCTGGTAGGTCTTGAACCCTTGATAGATAGGCCAAAGGTTGTATTTCTGCTGGAGTCCCAGAAAATCACCTGCCGTCTTGGCCTTTTCCACTGCATTGCGGACGCCGTGGCCCAGCGAAATAAGGCTCGCCTGAAACTGCTTGTCCGAGGACCACGAATAGTTGGTGAGATCGACGAGCACGCAGAGTTTGATTCTGAGCCGGTCCTTGATGGCTCCGCCTATGAACACGTCGGCGTTGTTGCTGTCCTCTACCCCCACGGCGATGGCCGGGAGGGGGGTATTGACGGTCTGGGTTTCGTCGGAGGAAATGACGCAGACAGACATTTTATTCGCAATCACGACCTGAGAATTGCGAAGCACCTGAATGATCCTATCTATGATGTCACCGAACATATTTCACGCAAACGTAAGTTATTTTCAGATAAATTCCAAATTCAGGCGAAAAAATTATTTTCGCATGGCAATATTCACCTCTCTGCGTATCACCTGCATGAACTTGCGGACCGAGCGCCGGCCGATGCCCATATACTGGCGCTGTTTGGGCCGCCGGGGAAGCCATACGCGCTTGGTGGCGCTGGGCGGCTGGCGCAGGGTGGAACCGGTGATAGGCATGCCGGGGCGCCAACCTTCGTTATGCACCTGCGCATAGGAGAGGGGCGATCCGAGCGATACGACCGCGGCGCGGGAGGAGATGCGGTGCACCTTCGGCTGGATGGAGCGGAACAGACGACCCGTGTACCGGAGCTTGGGATAGGTCAATTTGTCCTCGTAGCGCCGTTCCGGCCACCGCTCCCTCACACCGTCATTGCCGTAGGATTCGTTGCGGAAGTTGGTGCGCGTCTCTTCCAGCATGGACGCCCCCAGCTTTGCCGGCAACACCTCGATCAGATGTTGCCGGAGCCGGCGGCAGTCGAGTTCGAAGTCGCGCGCGGTTTTCATTCCGTCTCGGTTTTCTCGGTTACCTTTTCGGTCTGATCCTCCTTCTTCCGCGGGTTGAACACGCGGCCGATCAGGCTCTGCTTCTCTTCCTCCTTCTTTCCGGCTTCTACGTCCGATGGGTCGATGCCTACGCGCCGGAACGCTTCGGGCTTGAATTTCGACCCCTGCTTGGCCATCATGTTGCCCACGTCCACAAAGGTGCTGATCGGCAGACGGTCGTCGGGGAGTTCGATGATGGGGGCCGATTCGATGGAAGCGTCATCGAACAGCACGGCAAGTTTGTGCTTGGTGTCCTCGCGGTTCATAATCATCAGGGCCATTTCGGCGTCGGCGTTCAGGATATCCTGATAGATTTCCCAATGTATCTGCGCCAACTGCTCGGAGTTGGTGTTTTTCTCCGTGGAGCCGAGCAGGGTGCCGCCGGTTACCGCCTGCATGATTTCGGAGCGATATTCCACGATGTACTCCTTCATCACGCGGAAGGCGTCGGAACCCGTCTGTGTGTTGATGGGGTTCACCTCGATGGAGTAAAGACTCTTGCCGTTGTTCACCATGTCCTGAACGTAGGGGATCAGGGGAATGGTGAGCATGTCGAGGTTCTGGGCCACGGTCTGGGCCTGCGATTGGGCTTTGGCGTTGTTGGCGTCGTAGCCGATGGTGGTCAGGGGGAACGAGTATCGTTTGCCAAGCACCTGCCAGTCGTTGAACATCTCCACGATGCCGATCATGGCGCGGGAGATGGATTGCAGAAGGCCGAGTTTGAAATCCTGATCGCTTTCCGGCTGGAAGAAGAAGAGGTTGTCGTAATCCGCGGCGTTGATGACCTGATAATACTCGAAGGTCTGGAAGCGCAGGGCTTCATTGAAGATGTCGATGTTGCGCAGGGGGAAGTCCACCACCTTTCGATTGTCGGGGTTGATGGCCACCATCTTGCATCCGTAGAACTGCGAGAGGAGAATGTAGCGGATGAACCGCTTGAACCACCACGAGTTGCGGATGTACTTCTCCGTCAGCCGGGAGTTCTCGCGGCCGTTGCGGCCGAATACGAAGTTTCGCTTGTAGATGGGGATAAGCCGCTTGTTGATCTGCGAGACCAAGAACGGCGACGACTGCATGCACCACGAATAGAGCGTGTCCAGCAGAGACATGTCCGAGTACTGGATGGCCATGTCCACGGCGCGCCGCCACAGCGCCGGCGTCCATTCCCGGCGGTAGTTGTTGAACAGGTAGCGGGATTCGATATTTCCGGTGCCGATCTGCTGGGGCACCTGAAAAGGCGATACTTTTGGGAAATGGAATTTTGCCATGATTATCCGAGGTAATTGTAACGGGAGGTGATGACCTCCGCGTTGGCGTTATGGGAATCGGTGCGGTAGGGCGCCGGCTCTTCGAGCGACACCACGCCGCCCTTGAGTTTGATGATGGTCTGCGCGACCTTCTCATAGGCCGCGGCTAGGGGTTCCGAGTAGTTCAGGCTCGGCGATGCGATGTTGTATGCGGTCAGGACCTGCAAAATCCATCGGATCGTGTCGTCCTTCTTGTTCTCGTCCCGCTCGCCGAGCATGGCCGCCATGTCGAAGATGTTGCCGATGTTGGCGGTAAGCTCCCCCACGGCGGCGCGGTAGGCGTCGGAGACGCAGTCCGGGTACATGTTTTTGAACTGCCGGAGCTGTTGGGGCGTGATGTAGATGCCAAGCGCCGATTCGGGGAAGTAGTTCGGCGACATGTCGAGCTGAATGACCGCCGCGGCCCACGCGGCATGGTCCGTGACATCTTCGGTGCAGGCGATGTCGATAAAGACGGTTTCGACGTCGGCGAGCCACTCGGCGCCGAGCGTTACCGACAAGGGCGATCCGGTGGCCATGACAAGGTCCGCCATCTCTCCCGTGGCGGTGAGGCCGAAGACAAACGCTTGATCGGCCTGCGCTTCGAACAGATCGGTGGGCGCCGCGGCGAAGCGCATATATCCGTCGGGGAATGCAGACGCTGGAAATGACGCGCAGACTTGCGTTGCTACGCCGGGGTCGTGCGTTCCGGTCGAGTCGTATGTGCCCTGAATCCAATTTTGGTTTTTGACAGCTACTGGCATCAGCTTGGAATTTGGGTCAGCGTGCCGCGGCGGTAGAAGAGTACCTGCGCGCCGTCGGTGCGCGACTGTTGGACAATATTGTGGTTGAGGAACGTGACGCCCTTCGCGCAGGCGTCGGGTATGTCGTCCTTGCGGTCCGAGGTCTTGGTGTCGGAGAATCGCACGAACTGGTCGATGATATGCTCGTAGACGCCGCATTTCTGCAATTCGTTGCAAAATACGAATTTCCCGGTATTCACGAGCGGCTCCAGCGTCGATTCGATGCACGAGAACTTGTCGCCGTGGTTGAGCGTGTCCCAGCATATAGGCGCCGTCCAGCGGTTGTCGATCTGGAAGCGTTGCAGGGTTTTCTCGAAGTCGAGGGGAAGCTGTTTCTTCTCGATGATGATGCGCGGGGTCAGGGGAGCTTTCATGGCCAGCTCGTAGATGTTTTCGAGCATCTGATGGCTCGTGCCCTGCACGGCGCGGCAGTCCCAGAGCCAGATGCGGGTGTCTGCGGTCCGCACCAGCGTTACCGTGGCCTTGAAGTCGTTGGTCTCCTTCGACTTGGCCGATGGGTCGGTGTATATCACGCATTCGACGATCTGGTCGATATGCGGCCGGTAGAGCCACGTGAACTGCCTGAAATACTTCCCGGTGCCGATCTTCGAATACTCGCCGTCGCGGAAGCGGGCGCGGGAGAGGGTCGAAAGGCGGTCCAGCCCCTGAAAATACTGCTTGGACACGAACTGCACATTGTCGTCTTTGGAGAAGTGCATTGCGTACATCAGCTGCGTGATGGACTCCGCGAGGGGCGATCCGTCCATGTTCTCGTGCTTGAAGAAACGCTTGTAGGTCCAATGCAGCTCGGTTGTGGGGTTCAGGGCGTAAAGCATCAGGTTAGGCACGGGCAACAGCTGCGCCAGACGTGAGTAGAGGGTCTCGATGGCGGCGAAGTCGATCTCGGACACCTCGTCGGCGAAGATATGTCCCCAGTCGGTCGAGAGGATTTTGTCGTAGGTATCGCCGGCGCCGTCCGCCCCGGCGCGTATCGACGCGAACTGGATATAGGCGCCGTTGAACAGCGTCAGCACGTTGTCCTTGCCGTTGTACTTGGCGAAGGGCTTTCCGCCGACCATGAGTTTCTGGTATGTTTTCTTGCCGTTAAGTCGGGCTATGGCGTCCAGCACGCGGGGCAGCGTCTGACGGATCATACCCATGTTGAGCGAGGTGAAGGTCTCGCGCACCACCAGCGAGTTGGCATTGTAGACGATGGCCTGAACGATCATCCAGAAAAGTATTAGGAAAGTCTTGCCGGAGCGGGAAGCGCCGTAAAACAGAATTTCCGTGAATTTTCCGGAGTTGAGCAGGTTATACATTTCTACCTGCTTGGGGTTCAGGGGTATGTCCAGCCGTACTTTCATCAGGTTCTTTCCAGTGAAACGATCACTTCGTCCTTATCGTCGCCGGCGCCGGCCGCCGAGTCTATTTTCTGCTGTTTTTCCTGCATGACGATGGTCTCCTTGGCCAGCGCGATGTAGGTTTTCAGCAGGTCCAGTTTCTTTCCGCACTGATATATCAGCTTGTTGTCGGAGGTTCGCATGGTGACGCGGCGCATGACCTCCATGTCCTCCAGCACCCCGACTTTCAGCAGGAACTCCGTCACGGGATTCTTGTCATCGCCGAAGCGCTTGCGCACGTCCTCCCGGACCTCGGCACGCACCTCCTCCATCAGGGCGGCGCGCTCCTCGGCGTCGCCACCGGCGGCCTGGGCCGGCGTTCCCGATCTGTTCGCCCACGGATTCGTTCCCATCGCTACTTGAATTTACGGATGTCGCACAAAGGCTTGTCTTGAGCCACGGCTCGAACAAGCGCCATGTAGAGACCGGGTCCGGATGCCGGCAGATCGGGGGTGATCTCCAGCTCTTCGGCTTCCACCGAGGATCTGATCGTAACGGCCCCCGTCAGCTCGTCGAGGTCGATGCCTACGACGTTCTGGGAGTTTATGCGCACTGCGTTCGTGGAGTTGGCTATAATCATTGCTTCGGGGTTTAAGTCCGGACAAACTTAGCGAAATTTCCGATAAAATCAAAAAAGAGACGAAAAAGCGCCGGAATTTTTCCGGCGCCGCTGCAAAATACAAAACATTATGCGAACAGGCCTGCTGTCAGGACCAGAGGTTTCGAAAGGCGGCCGGGTACACACCTGAATCTTGGGAAAGGGGGAATGAATCTGAGAAAAAACAAAACCGCCCCGGCCGATCGGGTTGCGCGCCCGACATCACAAAGATAGGTATAAATTCCGGATTTCCAAATTTCCTCACTCCATATTTTTCGAGGTGGCCTCCAGCCACCAGTCCGTTCCGGGAATCCGGACCGCAACCCCGCCGGGATCGGAGGTACTAAGACTCACCGCCACGTAGATGCCGAACAGACTGATCGGCGCGAAGGTAATGGCGATCGTATCGTTGGTCATTATCATCGTATATCCTGAGCAGATCATCATACTGCTATCGGCGGCCGACAGTATCAGCCCCGGACATACGCCCTGATCCAGCGTCCGGAAGATAGCGGGAAGATCGACATTCTCCGCAAGGTTGCGGCTCAGGTCCGCATCAGAGTTGCCCACATAATCGGCCGAGCCGGTGAACGAAGCGAAGGCAGTGGGGGGGGGTATGATCTTACGCATGGCTTAATCCGTAGTAGTTTTGCGCAAATATAAGCAGAATCCCGAAATGTCGCAACATCAGAGATAATAAATTTTTTAAGAACAGGCCCCGAAAACCAATCCCCCGCGGATTTAAAGGTCGCGCAAGGGAAAGTTACAAGACCCCATAGTCCTGAAAAAACCACGGGAGAAAATACATGGAGGGCTAGCACGGGACCCCCCCCCGCCCTGTTTACCCTGCGTTCGCCCATTCCATCGCGCTCGCCTTCGGCTCGCGCTCAGGCCTGCACTGTCCTCCCACCTTCGGCGCATCCCTCCGACACGCACGATCTCCTGGCTGATCCTCCGACCCGGCATACCCTCACCTCAGAGATCACCCGCCAGCACACACCCGTCCACCCGCTCCCGCCCTCACGCATGCGCACACGCACACGAGCACACACCCACGCACGCTCCCGCATCACATGCGTACACTTTCGCGTCACGCACCCGGACGCCCGCACGTGCCCACGCTCCTGCGTTGCACACACAGTAGAGATAATTCATAGGGTTGTGGAATATGTCAAAGGATAGAACTCCGACCTATGAAATACCAGTTGGGGATCTCCTACCGGTGTGGGGCTGGTCAGTGTTTGAGGTCGTCGGGGAGGTCGGTTGAGATCGGGGCGGGTGACGCGCGGGGGCATGTCGGGGCCGCTGCTGCTGGCACTCTCGGATCAGCGAAAAAAGTTGTGAAAAGCCGTGCATTTTTCTTTAGAAAATTTTGCAAAGTAAATATTTTTGCGTATATTTGTATAGAGAAAAACACAAAACCAATACAACTATGAAAAAGGAAATTATTCGCATCGGCCGTCATCGCCTTCGTTCGATCAACGTACAGTATTTTACTTGGTTCCAAAAAACCTATGGTAATCAGTATTTTGCCATGATTGTAACAGTCAATCATGGTTACCCGTCCGAACAGACATTTGTCGTCCCGATGCAGTACGGACGCCCACACTGTCAATATGCAATGCAGGCAGTTATTTCGCACTTTCAGATTAACGACCCGGATAGACGCAAGCTGTCCTATCCCAGCGAATACGGCGTACGCATCTACCAGTATGAAACGCCGACCAACTACCGCCAAATTGTCAAAATCAAACAACTATAACACCATGACACGCAATATTTTAAACTCACCCCAATATCTTTCCGACATGCGCGCATATATTTCCAAAACCGAACAGGAGCGCGGGCAATGGAATAAAACAATGGCTTATTATGCCGATTTTTTGCTGGACAGTTATATAGACATATGCAAGTGGTGCGCCGATCAAAACGAAGCAATACCGGATCTATCCTTGGATTTGGTCCTAAATGGGGCATTAGGATGGCATCAATACAGCTACGGCGGTCTTGCGCTGGTGTACGACGGCGATATAGCGAAAGTAGTGTTTACCCCTGCGCAGTTCGCCAAGTGGGAGCAGGGGCGAAAAGTAACGGCGGAACCATTGTTGGATATTCAGACGCGCGCCCTCGCTGCGGGGTGGAGAGTGTTGAAGTCTGGCCAGAGATACGCCGATATGTGTTCAAACCTTCAAAACCGACAACCCAATGAAAAATAATCTTGATAATATCGACTATATCGAAAGGATATAACAATGAGTCCCGAACCGGAAGAAGAATAAACATGAAAAATTGCACTTTTATGCGGTATCTGGTTACTGCGATTGTGACCGCCGCGATATGTTGGCTTATGTTCCGGTATTCGTTCCGGGTGGAACGGGTGTATGACGCCGGCGACGTGGTTCTGGTGGAGGTTTCGATACTCGGCCAGTGCGAAATCCACGAGGTAACGAAATAACCCCCTTCGGGGGAGGGGTCCGCCACTGGTTGAAACCCCAGCTGCACGCGACGGCGCAAAGTGGCAAAATTGTATTGGTGAAGCATTCGCATCGCGTGGAGAAGGCGCGGCAGACCGACGGGCACCCGCCCGCGGGGATCACCTCCCCGGCCTTCGCAAATCAAACCGCAAAAACAAAACTATTATGGAAAAATTTGATCTTATGAAGTACATGACCGGGGATTACATCCTGCAAACCCGGCACGGCTGGAAAGTATTTGATCTACAACTACAGCCAAGAGCAGAGAAATACAAACTTTTAGGTAAAGCACAGGGGCCAAGCGGCGAAGTATTCCCGGCTTCGTGGGCCATTGACGGGAAGGACATAGTAGGTCAATACGAGGGCAGATTTGATTTAATGATGGTTCGCATAAAATGAAAATCGCGCACTACACCCTATTTTCGGCCGAAGGAACGCAGATCGCGGAGTCTTTGGACCTGCAATATATCAAAGACGTTGCGAAGCGTCAGAAGCCCGGAAATTACTATGTGTATGAATGGTGGGCCGAACCCGGCGATCCGTTTTGGGAACATTGCCCGGATAGCCACTATGAATTTATCATAAAACGCGGCTTAATATCTACTACAATTCGAATAATCAACGAAAAAAGTCTATTTAAAAACTCAAAATTATGATTTACAATTTATCCACTGGGGCGTACGATGCTATCGCCGAAGCATTCAAAGACCATTTAGACGGTGATTACTTCCACGGATCGGAAGTGGTGAAGGTCGACACCCCGAACGGACGCGAGGACGTCACGGTAATTATATCGGCCGATCTGCATTGGAAATCCGTACAGATTCCGGAGGGAAGCTATCCGGCCCTCAATGCAATCCAATTCCGAAGCATCGAGATATTCCCCGATCACGAAACCGACACAATTAATGTAGAACCCCGGAAAATGGCATTCGCTTTCCTCAAAACCAATCAATAACATGGCAATCCGCAAGACAGTTTTCAAAACCCGCGCCGAGTGGCTGGCGTACCGAAACCAAAACTTCGTGATTGGAGGATCAAACATAGGCATAATCCTAGGCCTGAGCAATCACAAAACCCCGCTGCAATTGTGGTTGGAATGGAAAAACCGCGACGCGCAGCCGATCAAGGAATCCATGTATCGCGGGCGGTTCATGGAGGACGGAATAGCGCGCTGGTTCCAACAGCAGACCGGCCTCAAGGTGGTGGGCCGATCCAAAGAGATCGCCGTATTCCACAACGATGAGTACCCCGATTACATTCAAGTGGCCCCGGACCGCGAGATTTTCAAGGAGGGGACAAACCTTGCCGGGCGTCCGTTCTTGGAAATCAAGGACACCGCTATGTACGTTGACTTCGACGTGCAGGAAACTATCCCCTCCGAATGGTTTTTGCAGTGCCAGTTCGAAGCGGAGATAGGCGGGCGGCCCGGCACCTATCTGGCCGTAAATGACGGTTCGAAATCCCTCAAATCGCGCCTTATATTACCGGACCGGGACTATGTCCGCAAGTGCATCGAAATGGCGTGCGCATGGTATGAACGCCATATTATCGGGGGCGAACAGCCGGAGCCTATAAATGGCGATGACGTGCAGCTGTTGCACCCCGAATCAACGGCTGGGATCATCAAGGTGGGGCACGAAGTTTCGCAAATGCACGAGCAGGCGATGATCTACAAGCGCAACGCGAATGAAGCGGCCAAGAAATACGAAGAGATCAAGGCGAAAATGTCCGCTCTGTTCGACGAACGCGATACCCTTGCCTACGAAGGCCGGGCGCTGGCCACCTACCGCACCATCCATCAGAGGCGTTTCGATCTGGCCAAATTCAGCGAGGATCACCCCGATCTGGCCAAAGAGTATACCACCATTTCAGCGTATCGGAAATTCGACATAAAAAAGTGATGGAAACCAAGGAAGAGCTGGTGGCGCGGCGAACGCGGCAGATCACCGAGTTGATAACCGACTATTCGAGGGTCAAAGGGTATGACACGAGAATCGAGAATTTGTCCCCCTACCAAATGCGTGTTTGCAGGTGCATACGGTCGATGGGAAGGCGCATAAATGTGGACGAGAGAACCACGGAAGAGGGTTTTATACTTACAGGCAGCGCAATCGGTATTTTCGACGTGTACCCCACCAACATGCGGTGGCACAACCTGTCAGACAACACCCGCGGCGGCTTTACCTCCGGCGGATGGAAAGACGGAATCAAAAAACTACTTGACAAAAATTTCAGCTATGGACGCAAAGCAGATGACCGAACAGGCGAAGGCCGTAACCATTCAGGCCCCGCAAAAGAGCGTAACGCAAAGTAATTTCCAACAAATCAAATCATGGCTCACGAAAGGAAGCACCCGCGACCAATTCATGGACGTTCTGGGGGAGAAATTCGCCCCTCGGTTCATGCAAACAATCCTACTGTTGATGCGCGATCCGGCCGCCGCGGCCCTCAACAAATGCGACCCGCGCACGGTGGTGAGATCTGCGATGGTATCGGCCTGCACGGGGTTGTCCATCGACCCGAACCTGAGCCAGTCGGCCTTGATCCCCTACGGCGACCGGTGTACGTTTCAGGTGATGAACCGCGGCCTTCAACAGCTGGCCTTCCGCACCGGCACGATGGCGACATTCAACACGGCAAAAGTGTACGAGGGGGATATATTATCCCACAATCCCTTTACGGGGGAATACAAGTACAACGATGCGCCGCACGAGCGGGAAATCCTGCAAGGATATATAGCCTACATTCGCCAGCTCACGGGCTTCGAGAAGTATTGCTACATGACCATCGAGGAATTGATGGCTTGGGGACAGAGGTATTCGAAATCCTTCAATAATCCCACCGGAATGTGGCGAACAAATCCGGAGGTAATGTACCATAAAACCGTATCGAAACGGGTGCTGCGCGAGGGTGCGATCATTGATCCCTATTCTACCACGGCCATGAACCAGCTGGCCACCGCCATTAAGTTCGACAACGGCACGCCGATGTCCGACGACGTGGAGTATGAGACGGCGGTAGAATATCCCGATGGCCAGACCGAAGCGGAGGCGATGATCGCCCGTGTAGAAAATGCCGAACAATCCAAATAGGGGGGGGGTATGATAACTGACACACGAAACCTTCATACCCTGCGATGGCTGGCCGACGCGAGCGGCATTCCGCTGAGTTCTCTCTACCATTACGCCAAAACCGGCGCGCTGAAAATAGTGAAGATCGACAATGTCGCCTTGGTGGCCGAATCGAATCTTCCCGACTGGATAAAAGTTGAAATAAACAAGAAGCACAATGAAAAAGTTCAAGATTCCGGAAAGTAGCTGGCTGTTGTATTTGTACCTGCCTATTTTGATCGTCCAGATGCTGTTGATGGCGATGGTAGAACCAACAATTCCGGAGAATGGTAAAGCAAAATAGTACGCGCCGATCCATATTGGACAGCCCGCAGGTGAACTGCACTGCGTGCGTGCACTGGTCCGGAGAGCATGTTTTTCACTGCCTCAAGGCGCGAACGCTGACGATCTGTATGGACAAATGGTGCATTTACTTCGCGCCGAAACAAGGGATCGAGATGCCGATTATAACCGAAAATAAACCTGATGTCAAACCAGCGGAGCCGGCGAAGGACGGAGTTCGAAACTTCGCGGCCCGCAAAAAACCGAAAAGAAAATGAGAGGGGGGGGGTATGCAACAAATTAAGCTTTCAGAATGCAAGGAAGGAGATAAAATATGCCTTCCGTCGTGGCAAAACGGCCAAAAATACCGGCTGGTATACTGGGTAGGGGAGCCAACATCCATCGTCAAATACCACACGAAGGTGGACGAGAAGGGAGTGAAGAAACGCCACAAAATTTCCATCCCGGCCGTATGGGTCTCGCATCTGGAAAAGGGAGCGGCCAAACTGATCCGGGAGAACGTGGTGGATTGCGAAATGGTGGAGGTACGCCAGAAATGGCCGACACTCGACACACAAGGAAACGAAGTTTATGTATTTCTAATTTGAGAATCATGGAACAGAAAACATGCATACGATGCAAACAAACTAAGCCGATCACCGAGTTCGGCCGACTCAAGAGCACCGAGGATGGGATGAATCCGAGATGCAAATCATGCCTTCGAGAATATGCCAACCAAGCATATTCCAAACGAAAATCAACCCTGCCTGCCCGGAGGGGGGGGCGATTCACAATCCCGATCTGGCAGGCTACACCGACCGGAAACTGCTGGAAGAACTCAAGGCCCGCGGCTTCGTGTGGTCGGACATGAAGCGCATTCAACCCGTTAAATACGATTCGATATGAACCAGTACGAATATGAAATAATTCCAGTCAATTGCGGCCGTCCAGTCGTATTGTCATTTAACATTTTAACCATCAACAACCATGAGCAAGCAAATCAAAATTGAGATAAAAAATTGGTGGACAGGTAATATACTTTTCGAGTATTTGTCCGAAAATAACACAATTAAAAAGACCGTAGCCGAAGCTACCAAAAGCGGAGCCGACCTGCGCGACGCCGACCTGCGCGGAGCCGACCTGAGCGACGCCGACCTG